CTCGTTGTCCTTGGCCTCGGCGATGAGCGCGGCCATCTCCGACGCGATGTCGGTCCGGTCCTGCGCCATCTCGAAGCTGTAGGTGACCTGTGCCTGGACGCGGGTCACGATGAGCTGCGGCTGGGCGAAGGTCGGACCCTGCTCGATCGCGGCGGCGGCCTCGGTCGTGCGGGTGGCGGTGACGACGGTGGCCGTCAGGGCGTTCCAGGTGTCGGTCCCGACGATCGGGATGACCCGGCAGGCCCGGCGGTACGGGTTGATCGCGCCGGTCCACACGCCGATGGCGATGACCGTCGGGTCGAAGGCGTACGGGACACTGAATCCGCCGGTCGCATCGACGCCGACCGCTAGGGCCGTGCCTCGCTGCTCTTCGGGGGTCAGCGGCTGGTTCGTCAGCAGCTTGTTGAACGCCCGCTTGTAGACCGGCGAGCCGGTCGTGACGACGCGCTGGGCGAACTGGCGGTCGGGCGAGTCGTGGTGGTCGAGGATCATGGCGATCCGGTCGCGCGACTTCTCGACGTCCGTCGCCGGGTTCGGGAAGGTCGTCGTCTCGGCGGCCCGCATCGCGTTGTCGCGATACAGCTCGCCGCGGTGGGCGAGGTTCTTGGCCGTCCGGTCGATCGCGTCGGTATCGAAGATGTCAGCTTCGGTCCGAGTGCGGACGATGTTCGGGGCGGTGTACTCGCGCTGCTCGGGGATGGATACCGCGACGTCGCGGACCTGGCTGAGGCGGTTGCGCCATGCGGTCATGGCGTGCTCCAGCTTGGCGCGCTCGGCGACCTTCTCATCGAAGGCCGTCTGCTCGGCGTCCGGCAGCAGGCCGGGCAGCTCCGCAGTGCGCTTGATCTCCGCGTCCAGTTCACGGACGCGGGCACCCATGTCGTCAAGGGTGACGTACTTGTCTTCGCTCACGGGCGATGTCTCCTGTGTGGTCGGTACGGCGATGGGTTCGACCGGCTCATCGCGGCGTTCCGGCGAGGTGAGCGGTTGCTCGGCGTCGTCGGAAGGTGCTACCGGGTCTGGGGTGAGAAAGTCGTCGGTCATCGACCGGACGGCTGCGGACGACCCGCCGAACGCCGGCCAGGTGACGGGGCCAAGCTCGAACAGCTTGACCTCGCGGATGGTCCGTTCGGGGAGTCCCTTGGGGTTGTAGTCGGAGCGCTTGGCGTTGCGGTCCCAGTCCTCGCGGACGACCTGGAAGCGGTGCGAGCTGCCGTAGACGCCGGCCTTGAGGCCGTCGCGCACGAGCGCCGGCACGCCGTCGAACAGTTCGCCGCGGTAGAACGCGCCGACGCTGTCCTCGCCGATCTCCAGCGGCAGGGCGATCGGCTTATCGCCGACCTCGGGGTCCTTGCCGTGCTGGAACAGGATGTGGATGCGCGACGCGACGTCGGCGACGGTCTTGCGAAAGGCACCCGGCGCGTTGCGCTCGAGGAAGTGCCCCTCGCTGGCGCTGTCGATCTCGGCCCACTCGTTCGCCCGGGCGATGCGCCCGAAGATGGTCTTGCCGTCGCTCGGCTCGCCGGTCGGGGCCATCGCCCGGATGATGATCTCGTCGCTCATGGGGCAGGTACCTCGGGCTTCTTCGTGGTCATCGGCATCGCCTGGTCGGCAGGCGTGACGTCCGGCGTGGGCGGACCGTCTGGCATGGGTGGCTGGAGCTGGACGGAATACAGGCCGGTGTGCTTGAGGCGCTTGAGGTCGCCGGTGTTGACGGCCTGCACGACGCTGTCCGGTTCGAAGCCCGCATCGACGTACTGGCGGATCGCCCCGGCATGGAGCTGCTGGACCTCGGCGGCGTCCTTGATGTCGTCCTTGAGCGCCGGGATGTCGGCGTCCGAATACCAGAGTTCGCTGGCCTGCGGCACGGCGACCAGCGTCGCGAGCGATCCGGCGGCGTTGCGCCAGAGCGGGCGCATCGTGACGTCGGCGAAGCGGCGCATGGACGCGGCGAAGTTGCCGGCGTTGAGCGAGCTGCCCTGCATCCCCTCGGACAGGCCGACGACGACGGGCGGGACACCGGCAGCGGCGGCGATGCGCGTCTCGCCCGCGCCCTGGACGACCTTGAAGTCCACCTGCGCGAGGTCGTTGCCGACGACGGTGGCCTCGGACTCGCCCGACATGAACATGGTCTTGTAGGCGTTGGCCGTGCCCTCGTGGCCGCCCTTGAACGCCTTGACCCAGTCGTTGAACGCCTGCGGCGTCTGGCCGGGCACCTTGGTGATGACGAGGTTCGGCGTCGCGCCGTTGACGAAGTAGGCCAGCTTGTGCGACGTCGCGGCCTTGTCGGCCTCGATCTCGCGGATGAGCGACACCAGCCAGGACACACCGCGGTACGCACCGAGCGGATCCGGGGTCGGGGCGAAGTGCGCGACCTGTTCGACGTTGAGCGGCACGACCTCGCGACCGCTGCCGCGTCCGCCCGGCCAGTAGGCGTAGCCGATGGGGCGGTTGTCCAGCTCGCCGAGCGGCTTGCCGACGATGATATCGACCCAGTCGGGACGCATCCGCGAGAGCGTCCGGCCGTGGCGGACGACGAAGCTGTTGCCGCCGAGATCGACGTCCTGGATCATGCGCGCCAGCAGGTCGCCGGTCGTGCCGTTCGGCCAGGGCGTCCGTAGGATCTCCAGCTCGGGCGTGCTGAACAGCTCGCCGGGCGTGCCCGAGCGCAGCTGGCGGAACATGAAGCGCGCCTCGGTGAACAGCGACGCCCGCGCCTGCATACAGGCGTACACGACGCCATCGCCGAAGAACGCGCCAGCCGACAGGCCGACGAAGTCGCTGCCGATCTCCTCGCGCGTGCCGGTGAGCGACTGGTTGATGGTCGGGATCGGGTAGTTGACCCCGCCGATGTTGATGAACGGCCAGAAGTCCCGCTCTGGCGGCGGGTTCAGGAAGGTAGCGATGCTGGTTCTCAAGCCCATGCGACAAAGACCTCGGAACTGGTTTCCTGTCGCACGGCCCGGTCCACGGCCAGCGCCAGCGCGATAGCACCGTCGATCCGACCGCGTGACTTGGACTTCTGGAGGGTGAAGCCGCGCTCGTTGAAGCGCGGGACGGCATTGAGGACGTGCGCGGTCAGGCCGGGGTCGCCGTCATGGCGGATCTCGCCGCGCTTGATGGTTTCCAGCAGTCCGCCGCAGACCGACGTCATGCGCTCGACCGACTGGGCGATCTCGATGACCGCGAGGCCCTCGTCGGACAGCATCTTGGCCGGGACGTCGAAGAACCGGGGGTCGTAACTCACGGCCTGGACGTCGTAGGCGCGTGCCAGCTCGCGGATGTGCTCCATGACGTCCGTGACGTCCACTGGTTCGTCCTTCGTCGGCAACCAGAGGCGGCACATGGCGTGCAACATCCCGTCGGGGCCGCGCTGGACCGCCACGACCGCCGTGGAGTCGCGCTTGAGGCCCACATCGACGCCAACGTAGGTCGGATCGCCGGCGACGAAGTCGTACGGGTCTTCCAACGCCTCCCAGATGGGCCGTCCGTTGGGTCCGAGCCAGCTATCGACGCCGTCGTACCACTGTGCGAGCCGAAAGACACGGAAATGGCCCTCCGGTGACAGCCCCAGGTCCGTCTCCAGCGCGCTGATGCGGAGGAAACCGGCCTTGATGGCGGGATTGGCGGCGCGCCAGGCGTCCCGATCGTCCACGGCGCAGCCGACCGGGGCCGTGTGCTCGTGGAAGACGATGCCGGGCAGGCCGTCGGCCTCGTGGACGGCGGCGCGGATGTGGTACAGCGCGTTGTCGCGGTCCAGACCGGGCGTCCCGACCCCGACGATCAGGCTCCGCTCGCGCTTGCCGGTCGCCAGGCGCAGGCTTTCCCATGCCGCGACGGGCTGGAAGCCGATCTCGTCCATGATGGCAAGGCTCGGGTCGAGTCCCTGGAGGCCGTCGGGGTCCGAGCTGATGGGGAACAGCTCGCCGCCGTTGGCCGGCACCGTCACACGGGGCGTAGAGACGCCGGTGAAGATGAGCGAGCGGCGCAACAGCTCGGGTTCGGCCTTGATCATGCTCGCCGCGACGCCGTAGCACGAGCGGATGGCCTGGCCGATGGTCGTGGCGACGACCGGCACCTGCGGCGCACCCGTATCGTCGTCGTCAAACAACGCCCAGACGGCCAGTGAGCCACCGAGCGACGACTTGCCGTTGCCGCGCGGGGTCTGGAGGATGGCGGCGTCGATGCCGTCGGCCAGGGCTTCCTCGAGCCACTCCTTCTGGAAGCGGGCCAGCTTCAGCGGCTGGCCGTGGCCGGTGCCCTTGGGCGGGCGGCAGTACGTCTCGATGAAGCGGATCGCGCGGGCGTGGCGGGAGCGGGTGCGCCAGGCCTTCCACGGCCCCGGTGAGGCGTCTGCGACGCGCTTGGCTGCGTTGCCGCGTGGGTTACTCGGCAACGTGGTACTCCGCTGTAGCTAGTTATAGGGGTACGTGCCGG